GACATCGACCTCGAGATGTTGGACCCAACAGGAGTTGTTGTAGAAAAATGGATTTTATACGGAACGTTTTTAACCTCTGTAAATTTTGGTTCATTGGCATACAACACCGACAACTTAGCTGATATTCAAGCGGAACTTAGAATGGACAGATGTGTGTTAGTTTACTAATACTCTTTATAAAAAATCAATAGCATTTATATTTAACCGTAAAGACATAAACTTTACGGTTATTTTTTTTATATGGAAGATAAATCAAGAGAATTCGGTCAACAATTTTTAAGTTTACCCCACGACGTAGTCCCCCTTCCTTCAGGCGGAAGATTTTATAAAAACAAAAAGAAATCCCTCAAGGTTGGATATTTGACAGCCGCAGATGAGAATATATTATTGGGTGGTACAGATGATATCACAGGTTCTTTATTAAGAAACAAAATCTATGAACCTGATATGAGAATTGATGATTTACTCGAGGGAGACGTTGAGGCAATTTTGATTTTCTTGAGAAACACATCATTTGGTCCCGAAATGCAACTAACTTTGATTGACCCTCAAACTAAAAAGAGTTTCGAGACAAATGTTAGATTGGATGAATTAGATATAAAACAACCGAAACAAGACCCTAACGAAGACGGAACATATAACACCACACTACCAAAGTCGGGAGTTAATGTCAAATTAAAAATTCTAACCTACGGAGAACAAACTGAACTTCAAAAAATTTTGGACTCATATCCACAGGGTAGAGTACCCCCTAAGGTAACACTTTTATTACAAAGACAAATATTGGAAATAGACGGTAACTCGGACAAGGGAGAAATTGCAAAATTTGTTGAACAACTCCCTATCTCAGATTCCAAATACATAAGAAATTTCTTGTTCGATAATGAACCAAGATTAGATTTAAGAAGAGTTGTAATTGCCCCATCAGGAGAAAAACTAACTGTGAACGTTAGTTTTGGGGTTGAATTTTTTCGCCCTTTCTTCTGATTATAGAAAGAACCAATTAGACGAGTTTTATTATTTAAGTACACTTCTGAAGGTAAGTTATTCAGACTTCCTCATAATGCCCATATTTGTACGGAAATATCTTTTGGACAAGTGGATAGAGATTAATTCAACAGAAAAATAAAAAAACTCTATTTATAGAAAAATACACAGATGTTTTTTCAGTCAACAGACGAACAGAATGAAGCTGCAAAACAGGCGGTTAAAGCCACGGATTTTAGTGCACTTTCAACAGAGTTAGATAAGACGTTGAAAAGAATGACGGACTTGAAAGAAGGGGCGTCAGCAGTTTTCAGTATGTTCCAAGATTTAATTATTCAATCTGAGGAATTGAATAAGACCTTTGTTGGTGGTAGATTGAGAATACAGGAGATGCAAAAAGCTATAAACGACGCAGCTCCTGATGTAGTACGTTTAGGCGGAACATATGAAGATGTTAGTAAGACTATCAGCGAAATTGCTGCTGGTACAAGAACTCAAATTGTTGCATCAACAAAAGATGTAAGAGAGTTATTTGCTGCGGGAGAAATCATAGGAACATCGGTACTGAAAATAGTAGACGCTTTTGATAAAGTAGGTATAAGTTACGACAACATTGCAGAGAACTTAGCTGATTCTATTAGTTACGTTCAAGGAATAGGACAAAATGCGAAAGTCGTTATGCAATCCGTTGTTGCAAACACAGAACAACTTTCAAGATTTAATTTTGCAAACGGAGTTCAAGGTTTAACAAAAATGGCAGCACAAGCTTCGATGATGAGGTTTGATATGGGAAAAACATTTGATTTTGCTGAAAAAATGTTGGACCCTGAAGCCGCAATTGAAATGTCATCAGCCTTCCAAAGACTTGGAGTATCTGTAGGCAATTTGACCGACCCTCTTTCTCTTGTTAATCAATCCCTAACAGACCCGTCAGGTTTACAGAATTCTCTGATAAACATGACCAAACAGTTCACATATTTTGACGAACAAACAAGAAGTTTTAAGATTAATCCTCAAGGAATTTTAACTATGAGAGAGCTGGCGAACGCCACAGGGATAAGTGCTGCTGAGTTGAGAAAAACCGCACTAGCCGCGGCAGAGATGGACGCTAAGCTAGCAAAAATTAATACAACGGGATTGAATTTTGACGTCAGTGATGAAAACAAAATGTTGATTGCCAACGTTGCAAGGATGGGAGAAGGGGGAGAATATGAGGTGAGTATTAAAGATGATAGAGGAAACGAATATCAACAGAAATTAACTGAATTGACTGAAACAGAATTCAAAAGACTTATAGAACAACAATCAAAAGCACCCAAAACAATTGAAGAAATCCAACAATCACAATTGAATACGGCTGAGTTGATGTTGGGTGAAATTAAAGGATTGAGAGAGACTATGTCAACCGCGTTCTTCAATCTACCCAATGTTCAAAGTTCGATTGAAAGTACAACCAAACTTACAAGAGAGTCCATGGGAGCGTTTCAAAAAGTCATGGAAACATCAGGATTCAGAGAAAGATTGAGTAATATTAGGAAAGAGGAAACAGCTATTCGACAACAGGGATTAAGTCCAGAAAAGGAAAAAGAAGCTCTCAACAAATTATTCACAGAAGCTACCGAAGCAATTAAAAAACAAGCCCCTGAAATTTTGAGAGGAGCAGGTGTTGCTATTTCTACAATCAAAGAAGAATCAAACGAACAAGTAAAAGCGTTCACAGATAGTGTCGACAAATATTTTAATATTCTTTTCAAAAGCGAAGATAAAAGACCCAAACCAGGAAGTAGTCAATATGCCACACCAACACAATACGGACTTCTGTCAACAAGTTATGCGAACCCTGTTGCTGCGAGCACCGCAGCTGCAACCGCTCTTGGATTAGCCAAACCTGGTCCTTTGGAGGTAGAATTCTTAAACCCTACTTTGACTGTTAATGTAAATGTTTCAACACCAGCTGGTGTGGATTCTACCGCTCTTACACAGATAATCAAAGATGCACAAGTTCCATTACAACAAGAACTTTATAATGCTGTAAGAAAAGTTGCAATCAATAAAGGGGAGATAAAATCCGTAACGGCTTGATGACTGAAAAAAACGTTTTTTCTCTATTTATTTATAAATAAGTTGGAATGGCAGGTAGCCCATTAGATTTAGTAAACTCAGATGCTTTCAGAAAAAAGTTAATCACAAGGAACCTAACACCTTATGCTAAGGCTCCTAACAGACCTTCATTACCCACCAATCTTCCATATATACAAACAGATAGCTCTGTACAAGATAGTCCTGACCAACTAATTGATGAACCTTCATTTGCTAACCAATTATACCCTCTAAATCAATGGGGGGCAGAAGGAGGATTTCAACAAGTACCTGACCCTGGTGCACTTCTCAACACCAAATCAAACGAGGGCGAATACGGACCAGGTCAACAAGATGCTCACATATTAGACCAAGCCTCAATTGAACAATACAATTGGAAACCCAAAAATGCGTATTCCAATGGTACTCAAGAAGTTTTAGATAGTGGTGAGTATATTACTGAGCCTGATTGGATAAGAAGCGGTACACCAAATCTATATAATAACCAACCATATCCAACGACATTTGTACCCTCAGCATACGCACCAGTATCAATTCTTCTTTCACCAGACCCAGTTGGTAGTAACGGTCTGATGAGTCAAGACTCTTTTTTGGCTCAATTGGGTTCCAAAACACTTAAAAAAGAATTTCAAGAGAGAATTGCAACAAACATATATCAAAATACAGTAGGAAGAGCAAACCTATTTAATGTGAATAGTGGTACGGATATTCTCAATTTGGTTACCACCAGAGTTCCTTTGATAGAGCCGAATTGGGTGATTACAGTCCCCGAAAATCCAATACTTGCAGCATCAGATTTTGCTTTGAGATTAGCGGGAAGTATAATCCCTGTTTCACCTATACCTGGCTCTTATTTTGACACAAGTATAGTATTAGGTCAACCAACAACAATTCAACAGATTCGTAATGCTTTCAGACAATCAAATAGTGGTATAGGAAAGTTTTTCAATAGACTTCTTGGAGCAGACAGGACAGGGTCTCAAATTTTCTTAAATAATACTGGTGGTGGGCAAAAATCTAGATTGTTTGGTAATTTAAAATTCAACAGATTTAAACCAGGTTACGATAGAAACATTTTCGATAGATTGGGAGGAGTTCTTGTTGGGGCAAGAGAAAACAACTCTAATTTTTATATTGGTTCTGTCACTTCAGAACCATCACAAATATTTTCACCAGCAGGAGATTTACCTGTTAGTGAGTTCGGTGCTGAGGTACAAGCCCCTGTTTATGGTCCGAGTGAACTAGCTCAACTATATGAGGGACCGAATAGAGAAATCAGATTGGGTGCGAATGCACCGGCTTATGCAGATGGTGGAGGTTTAGAAGGGGGGTTGACTTGGGTTTCTCCAAAATATAAAGGTAATGCTGGTAAAAAAGTTGGTATAGGTGGTGAAGTAACAAACCCTGATGAAAATTTCAGACCATCCTCATATGTTACTACTGAGTCCACAAATATCGCATTCAGGAACGGGTCCATAATGGACGACACCCAAAGATTGATTGATAGTCAACCTAATGGTGGTAGAAGATTACAACACGTTGGAAACGCAATTGACCAAGTAAGTAAAGTATTCCATGATGGGTATAAAGAAATGACAAAAGGCTCAAGGGTACTTACGTACGTCGGTTCTTTGGGTCAAGAGGTGGGTTCGGAGTATTGTCGAGTTTTTGCTAAAGATTTACCTTATGCAGAATATTCAGACCTACAAAAGAAAGATGGGGTTGTTAATGAGGGTAGGAGATTTTCTTATTCTGTTTTTGACAAAACTTACAATCTGAATATCGCACCAAACAAACAAGAAGGTGGACAAGATTCGTCAAACCTTATAGGAACGGGTGACCAAGCTTATGCAAAAAAGTATATGTTCTCCATTGAAAATTTAGCATGGAGAACCTCACATACACCAGGAGTGAATGTGAATGATTTACCTATCTGTGAAAGAGGACCTAATGGAGGAAGAGTAATGTGGTTCCCACCTTACGGATTAACCTTCAGTGAGAGTTCAAGGGCTTCATGGAAACCCCAAGACTTTTTGGGTAGACCGGAAAAAGTTTACACATATACAAACTCAGAAAGAGATGGTACAATTACTTGGAAAATTGTTGTAGACCACCCTTCTGTGTTGAATGTGATTGTAAATAAAGTACTTGCAAATAATTCAAGTTCCGAAAGAATTAATGGACTTCTCGATTCATTTTTTGCGGGTTGTAAAAAATATGACTTGTATGAGTTGGCAAAAAAATATTATACCATTTCACCAAACGAACTATCAGTCCTACAACAAATAATTTCTTCCAAAGATGCAAGTAGAGAGGTTGTTGGTACAATCAGAGACAACCAAGCTTCGGGTGGTCTGGACACAGGAAACCAAAGTCAAATTTCAACTCAACCAAATCAACAAACACCTTCACAGAACTTTCAACAATTTGAAAACTTCGCATTATTCTTTCCAAATGCCCAACCCGTTGAAGGTTCATCAGTTTCTAACTATACAGATTATTACAGCATTTACAATGCTCAAATGAACGGGACATATGAGGGTTCTTCAGTAACTTTTTTTGATGACGTAATTGCAAAGAATTATGACGAAATTCAAAATAAATTTGTGGACCAATTGGCACAATATTTGAAAGAAAATACAAATTCTGTGGTCACTATCTTCTTGGAGGCTTCAGCATCTGCTCCTGGTACAAATGATTATAACTTGAAACTATCTCAAAGGAGAGGTGAAAGTGTTATCAAGTTTTTTTCAGAGAATAGTAAATTGAAAAACTATGTTTCTAATAGAAGAATTGTTTTTCCTCCTGTAAATGCTCAAGGTGAAAATGGTGAAGTAAGACAATACAATGGGACGACATATGTTCCGAACGTCAAGACACAAAGATGTTCTGAGATAGTGAGTAATTCTTCAAATCTTAATGATAGTAATCCTAATATAACAAATCAGACTGCAATGGCTTGTAGAAGGGTCAGTATCTCCAAAATACAAGTAAGTAGTCCACAACCCGTACAACCGACCGCTCAACCTAACATCCCTACAGGTTCAGGTTTACCCTCAACAAATCAAGAGAGACCAATTCCAAGAACAGACGTGGAACCTAAATTTGTAAAATCAGATTGGGTGACTAAAAGAATTGTAAGAAACTTGATATCGGAGTGTGATTATTTCGAAACGATAAAACAAGAGACGCCCATGGTTTATGATAACTTGAAACAAAAACTCAAGTTTTTTCAACCAAGTTTCCACTCTACAACACCAGAAGGATTGAACTCGAGACTTACTTTCCTCCAACAATGTATGAGACCTGGTGATACAATCCCAACCGTAAACCCACAACCAAATGGTAATTATCAATTGGATTTCAATAATGCAATAAATTCTGCATTTGGAATACCACCGGTTTTGGTTCTAAGAATTGGAGATTTTTATCACACCAAGATTATACCTAATAGTTTACAATTGAAGTTTGAAGGTTTGGATATCAACCCTGAGGGAATTGGTATTCAACCTATGATTGCTGAGGTTACCCTTAGTTTTAATTTTGTAGGTGGACAGGGACTTGCAACCGCAATTGATAGATTACAAAACGCACTTTCTTTCAATTATTATGCAAACACTGAGATGTGGGACGAAAGAGCTGATGCGACCGATACTGAAAATTTGAAAGTATTGAGTAATGAGTTTCTTCAGATGGTACAAATGCCTTCTGCTCCAACAACAAATCAAGTTCAAAACACAGGTGGTCTTAATAACGCCAATACGATTGGAAATAAAGTGAATAGTAATATTTCCTCAACCGGAGAAACGGGTGTGATGAGTTATACACAATTTATGGATACACTATCCAATCAAACTCAAACATATTTCCAAAACGTATTCAACCAAAGTAGAAGTACTTTCAGACAATATAACAACGCAATTCTACAGCAATGGTCTTTGAATAACATTTATCAAAGTGGAAGTTTGTTATCAAACCCATCTCAACCAAACGAAATTTTACTCTACGGGAAAAACGATTCTTACCAAAGTAACATTGATAGAATTTTCGAAGACCTAATAAGAGATATTAAAAATGATTCAGACGGTTTCGTCAAATTAATCAATTCTTCGGGTGTTAATTTCTCAGGTAAGGCTCAGAGATTGATTAAAGACAACTATTTGAATTTTGTTAAAAACAAAAGAAATACTTATTCAAACCCGTTGGCAAAACTAATTCAAGATACTACATACAACCAACAAAATTATATTCAATACCTTTCAAGAGTTAATACAGTGTTATTTGTTACAGGTCCTAATAATGGTACAGATGGATTTCAACAAAAAAACGGAAATGTTGTTGTGTATGATTTACAACAAAAAACAAATGAATACACCGAAATGGTTGAAGACGGTGCTAAAATAGGACAAGGTATTCTTGACTATTATAATGTTTTGAAGAGTCAAACTGATTTCAAAGTTGGTGACAAAAGTTACTCTGGATATTTGACATATTGGGACTCATCTTCCAACCCACAACAACTAACAAATGAAGTATTCATACCTTTTAGTAAGAATATTCTCTTTGGTGAGAAAGAGTTTAGAAGACAATATGCGATTTTATCAAATGATATTAAATCTGAAAATTACAATAATTTCAAAACCGCAATTATAGGTCAGCTATTGACAGACCCAAGTTTGGCTGGAAGAAACGGAAGAGACAACTTTAATGAAGTGTTTGACCAATATTGGTTGAAGACAGCGAAACCTCTTTTTGATGAGGAAGATTCTTTAACAAATACATTTTTGGACACTTTAGAAAAAGATAAACTGAAAAACTTTTTGAATTTCACACCTTATCCTTCGGGCAAAGTTAGAGAATTTACTTTTAATAGAACCGATTCTCCAAGTGATGCTCAGAAGAAATTAATAAAATCTTTGGGTGCTGTTAACAATAGTGAAAGAAATAAATCTAGTTGGAATTCATCTGACGGAGCAAATGTTTATATTTCAAAAGTAAAACTTAACTAATGTATCCATATTACAATAGATATACGGAATTTTTATTGAACGGACAACAATCCGTGGTACCGTTTGTGACCTTGCCTTCAAAATCTACCGATAAGAGTTACATTTATAAAGTTGGTCAAAGTAGATTGGATAAGGTCTCACAACAGTTTTATAATTCACCTGTTTACAATTGGTTGATATTACAAGCCAATCCAATATTCGGGGGGTTAGAAAACACAATCTATGATGGGGCAATATTAGTCATTCCGTTTCCTTTGGTTCCTTCTTTACAGGATTATAAGTCGGCGGTAGAAAACTATTTTTATTATTATGGCAGGTAATTTTCAAGGAGACTTGAGCGGTGATATTTTGGTTGAATTTGACTATAATAACATCGTAATAGTAGACCCAAATAAAACAGTTGATAGTAAAGGAGTAATAAGTGAAAGATTACTCGACCACGAGAATTTGGTTATGTATGCCAATCTCGAAGCCCAAGTTTTACCAAGAACAAAACTTTCACTTGGCACACAACCTGGTGAAAACGTAAGTACCACAATGACAATTGCTGGTATTAATTTCTTAAAACCAAATAAGGACAATTACATGACCTCTGGTTATTTGGACGAACTGACTGGAAAAAATAGTTTAGTTGGTAGGGGTCAAAATCAAATGTCAGAGCAAAGGAAGGTTGACTCAAAAAACAACGCATATTTTGCTCGAGGTGTTGTTGACAGTCAAAGTATTGTTGACAATGGATTGTTGGGAATTACTTCAATATCCGTGAAGACATCAACATCATTCATACCTTCAGTTTCAATGCAACTTGAAGATGTTCAAGGGAGAGCCTTGTTTCAATTAGGGGACCAATCCCCATATGCCGCGTTTTTCAACTTACCTTACCCTCAATTTTATCTTACTCTTAAAGGGTATTATGGCCAAGCAATTCGTTACCAACTTAATTTAGAAAAGTTTGATGCTAGATTTAATTCCACAACAGGAAACTATAGTATTACTTTAGAATTCAAAGGTTTTAAGTTCAATATTTTGAATGAGGTTTTAGTATCTCATCTGATTGCAACACCTCACATGTATAATAAAAGATTTAGTGTAACGAATAATGTTGCTCAGGCGAACACTTCAACTAACAACAGAACTCTACAAACGCAAGAATCGGGTGCTCAAACAGGAAAAATAAATACTGGTCAAGATGCACCAGTGAAATCTGTAACAGAACTAGTCACTGAGAGAGGTTATGAAAAAATCGTTGAAGTTTACAGTGAATATAAAACCAAAGGATTAATTCCTCCTGATTTTCCAGAATTAACCCTGATGCAGTTTGTATATAAAATGGATATGTTTGAACAGAACGTTATCAATTCTTATCCTAAAGCAAACGTTGAACCTCTTACCGATATCAAGAATTTTCAAAAAACACTCACAAGTTTATTTGATAAATTGAGAGGTTCAAGCACCGCTAGTTGGTTTAGTATAAATTTAGACCCAAGACCAATAGTCTTGGAAAACGGGAGTTTAGTTTATTACTTTAAGGAAAATATTAGACAAAATCCTCAAGCTAGACAACTTGCTTTAGATGAACTGAAAAACATTATTCAGTCTTCTGTAAAGACTTTGTCTGAAAACCCTTCCGTTGGATTGGGAAGAAAGTTAGAAATCAAACTTAATAATTTAACCTATCAAAATTTATTTTTTAATTTAAATCTCAGTGATATCAATGAGAGAGAGACTGCCGCCAGATATTTTAACCTATTCGATGTTACAGACCAAGATACTATCAATAGAAGTAACGAAGAAATAAAAAGATTATTTGTATCCAATCCTACAATTTCAAATCTACCGAATTTCAGTTTCTTCACTTTCGAGGGACAAGATAGGTTCGATAACGTTATCAAAACAATCAATGCCGAAGCGTCACAAAAGTTGTCACAACTTCAACAAGCCATAACCGATGACTTAGCTGCGTTCATTCAAGATAGTGCGACGGGAATTGGATTTAGACCAACGGTCAGAAACATCACTGCTGTAATTATGGCAAATGCAGAAGCCTTCATCAGATTGATGGAAGAGGTTCATACAAATTCTTGGAATGTAAGAAACAACCCTGTAAGAAAACTTGTTATTCAAGACACATCTAAGTCCGCTCCAAATACCGAAGCTGTTTACAAAATTGGAATAACACAACAAGCAGCTCAACAAAACCAAGGAATTGTCACAGGTGAAGAACCTGTTTACCCTTGGCCGCAGTTTTTCATTGAGTCTCCTGATGATAAAAAAGGAAGATTTCAGTTGGAATACCTTGGTCACCCTTCAGTTGTGGGTTTAACTCAAGCTTACAACTTCAAAATTTGGCCAGAAGTAGAGTTCGTGGAAGAGTATATTAAAGGATTAAATCAAAAAGACAACCCCCCCGCGTCTCAACCACCATTAGATTCTCAACTTACAACTTTCTTAACACAAATTAACGCAATACAGTTCCCTCCAGATAATTTGGCGTATTTCAATAAGCAACAAACAAGATTTTTATATGAGATTTGGGAGCGACAATATGTTACCGCTCATTATTCAAATTATATTCGTATAAATGCAAATCAGAGAAACCAACTAATCACGACAAACTTTTCAAGTGAAACACAAAACATCGTTCTCAGTTTGGGTGAAAGTAATCCTTTTTTGAGTTTCACCCTAAAAAATCAACCTCTCAGTTCTCAGTTTTATATTCCTTATCTGAGAGAAATTTCGAACAATGGAACAGGTGCACTTTGGGTAAATTTCTCAAGTGGAATTTTTAACACACCATACATTAGAGAAGATGTAGAAAATCCATTTGTAATTTACAAAACCTCTGAACTCGGACTAAATCCCGAAACGAACATACCACTGAGGTCGTTAGAACAAATAGTCTTAAATTCAAGCACTGAGCCATTAATCATTGATACATATCCATTTACAAGTCAATCATGGGTCAGAGACAATATGTCTTTGAGTAATCAAGCTCAAGGGAATGAGGTTTACAGTACAAACAAGAGTTTGAAAGTTTATAAAGACAGGAACGTAATTTCCAATTTTACAAACATTTTTAGTTATACAGAAAATAGACCAGTGACAAATTTTTGTTACTATGATGCAGTCCAACCAACAATAGTTAATTCAAATCAAGGGACAGAAGTTGCGGACATCAAACTATTTTATCAATCTGAACTTCCTAAAAATTTTATTCCAACGGTTGGTTACGTCTTCAACCCATTGGCAAACAAAACCAATTTACCTGAAAGACAAACCACTTCCATTTTGAATTCACCTTACTTTGTAAATGCGGTTCTTAATGGGGTTGAAAATGAAAAGAACAGAAAAGAATATCCATATGTACAAGCGGCATATCTGTTTTTGAATTCCCTACCATTGGGAACATTGAGAGAGAGATATAAAACGTTCGGACAAACTGAGGAATTGGATTACATTGCCTCTTGTTTCAATAAGTTCGGTGCTTTACATAAAATCCCCTACGTTTGGATTTTGAAAATAGGTTCCATTTGGCACAGATACAAAAATTTCGTAGAAAAAAATATTGATATCTTAGATAATACAGTTTGGACTAATTTCGATTACGTAAAAAACTATGACCCTAAAACTCAATCTAAAACAAAGGTTTATAAATTCAAACCTAACTCAGGAAGTGCTCAAGATACTTCAATAGTTTTAGAGTCAACAGCCAACAATGACATTAATATCAACACAGGATTTTATCCTGGATTGATGAATAGTTTTTCATATTTCTATAATGGGGTAGATTTATTCAAAGATTATTCTGATGCAGAAATTCAATCAGCGGTAAACGATAAATTACAATTATTCAATTTCCCTAACTCATCTATTTCTGCCAAAGAAGGGGGTAAAAACTTAACCTTGAAAACATGGTCAATTCTTTTACCGAGTACGTTGAAAGACGCGTCAACTTCTCTGAATACTTGTTTATTACCTCCAACAAATAACCAAACTATTTCTACGGCACAGAAATATTTTATTGTTCCATCATTCGGAATTAACGTAAATCAAACAAAATCTCAATGTTTGAATAACCCGACTGTACCACAGCAAACTGTCGAACCAATTGTAAACAACAACTCAATGTACAATGGTTCTGTCAGAACACTATGGGCGGCGCCAAACTACGGATACTTCAATTCAACAGTCTTGAAAAAACCTGAACCTGACGAATACTTCACTACAATATTTCCTGATACCGCTGACCAATCTCCTATCATGTTTAATTCCTCGTTGAATTATTCAAAAATAGAAGAGATATTTGGTGTATTCGATAGGAGAGAATTGAATTTGATGGAAAAAGAATTCTTGGAATTTTGTAGACCTGCTTCATCTGTAAAATACCAAAGAGTTAAGTCAGGTGACGGAGCTTTTATAATTGACATAGATGTTAATTTTAGAAATTTTCAAATCTTTTTGAGAAACAACATGTTGGTGGAGACAAACCAATCAGCACAAAATCAAATTGAGTTTTATAAAAAAGCGATTGAGATTCAATACGGAAACTTCAAAAACAATATAAAAAATTTGATGGAATATGATGTTTTACTTAAAAACGGAAATCCCTCAAAATTCAACAGAAGAGTTTTCAATTCTTATTTACAAACACCAGGGTTTGAAAGACCAATTATTTTTAAGCCATACCAAAGAGGTAGTTTACCAACAAGTGGAGGCACAACTACACTTGTACAATCTCAAACAACATATCCGAGAGAGTGGGCGGCACTTAAAACAGAAGTAGGATTTTCTACAATATCTGGTTTGAGGTATTCGAATAACGGTTCTTATATAACAGATTTCTTTGTTGACAATGATATTGAATTCAGTGTAAACAATATCACCCTATTATATCAAATAATTAAAATTTACGCAACTCAAAAATTGAAAAACCCATCTTTGGTTTCCTCAACTTTTAAAAATAGTTTACAAACCTTTTTAGGGAACGAAAGAGATTTACAAAATCAATTTTTGAATGAAGTTATTTCAAATGTCAAAAATCAAATTAAAGAAATACCAACACCTGTTGAACAAAATATAAGAAGTACATTGTCAGGGACTCAAGGTAAAGCTGAGTTGTATAGTTTGTTTAGAGCACTAAATGATAAGTGGATTGCAGGCACTGATTATGTATCGAAAACATTATTCGAAGACTTTTTGTTCTTGGATAGAGCCTCGAGAAATATCGGAGACACTATTTTAGTTGACATCTTTGCAGTAAAAAATCTAATCAACAGAAATGCGTTGAACGAACAAATGAGTGTATACACTCTATTGAGTGGTTTACTTATTCAAAATAATTTTACTGTAATGCCATTACCTGCTTATGTGAATTATTACAACGTATTGAATGTTGATGGTTCAGTAACACCAAACACAGAGAGTATTAAGAATTTTGGAAATAACCTATGGGGTACCTTTACCACAGTCGATTATAGAAACTCCACACCCAAAATGGTATGTTTCTATGTGGGTAAACCATCTGAACAATTACCACTTCCGAGACAGATATCTGGATATGGAGATGACGGGTTTGATATTCGTAACCCCAACAATCCTTTGATTGAAAACCAACAAGATAAACAAGATTGGAATTATTCCAATAAGGTGGTTGGATTTACTGTTGATATTGGAATTAGAAACCAAAATGTCTTTCAAAATTTTTCAGTTTCTCAAGATACAGGAAAGGCAACTTCGGAAGCAATTGCGGCTTTGATTGCGATGACCGACCAAACCAACACAAGGAATGTGGCAACTCAAAATGCTAGTCTATACAATTTGTATAAACGTAGAAGTTATCAATGTGACGTACAATGTTTGGGTAATGCTCTTATTCAACCAACGATGTATTTTAATTTGAGACACGTTCCAATGTTCTATGGTCCGTACATGATTACCGAGGTTACTCATACAATAACTCCAGGAGATTTTACAACAAATTTCAAAGGAGTAAGACAAGGATATTTTGATTTTCCACAGATTGACAATTTTATACAAAAAATTAATCAGAACCTTTTAAGCAAAATAGAGGCTCAGATTTTCCAACAATCCGACCAAAAAAATAACTTACCAACAAGTCAACAGGCAAAAGAAAACAATATTATAGTCAACACTACATCGGTACAGGCTGCTGCTGAAGAGGCTTGTTATAATAACAGAGCACCTCAATTTTCAACTTACATAACACAGGCCTTGGGTCTAACACAACGTTCTCAAAATGAATTTGCTGATGATATCAAACGCAAATTCCCGACAAACCAACAATTACAAACCCTTATTTATATTCTTTCATACGTAAGGACCTATTCAACACCAGGAAAACAGGGTGGTAATTTCCAATCTGCAAATTGGAATTTCGCTGATATCACATTGGATAAATCCTTACCTGGTAACAGCGTACAAAACATACAACAAGGATTTTACACTTGTAAAAAAGTTCAAACAGCAGACGGAAAAGGGTTGTCATTGCCAACGGCTAGATTTGTCTCGGTGGACAAGTATTTGGATTTTATGGGAGCACTTTTGACTGCAAGAGTTTCACAAATCGTTCAAGGTTATATTATACAATATTATTGTACAGAGTTTCCATCATCGAATATAAGTCTTGAGTATTATCAGAAAAACCAACAATCAATAGATAATAGATTCAAAACAATTTTTGAACAAGCCGTTGACAGTGCCAAATCATTAGGTTTCAAAACAGATTTCCCTGTTTTACCGCCTTCACAATCAGGTACTACTAACAACTTAAATACCACAACCGCAGCACCATTATGTCCTTCAACCACATTAACATCTGTTACACCATCTGACGGTAAGCCAGGTACAATAGTTACCTTAGATGGTACGTACATGGAGTATATAAGAACAATAGAAATCGGAGGAGTTCCTTCTAATCTATGGACAAGAGCCGAACCTTCTACATACCAATTAGTGTCATCGACAAGGGTTAAGTTTTCTATTCCATCAATTCCATCGATAACTACACCAACAAATTTGAATATAAGAGCGATAACAACCACAAGTGGTCCTAATGGAATAATACTCCCAATAACCTTCACCTTTATCCCAAGTTAATATATTTATATAAAAAGTATTTTATGGACTTGAAATCAAAATTGAATGCTTATTTAGGAAAAAACATTAGGTATTCAGAGCAAGACAACGGTGATGGAACGAGAGAAGTTTGTGACTTAGATACAGGTGAGTGTTACGTTGTCAGAGACAGAGATGGTCTTATTGAAAGAGCCGGCCACCAACACATGGCAAATAGAAAAGTTAAAGTTGAAACCGTTCACGGTATAAAACAATTATTAAACGGTTAATCAGATGAGTTTAGATAAGAAAATTTTAAGTGAAATCGAAAGATATAGAAACATTAACAAATATATAATGGAACAAGATGCTGTAGCAGACCCGTTGGCGGCACCTCCACCACCCGCACCAGCACCCGACGCGGCGGCACCGGCAGAACCAGCTCCAGCGGCACCAGCCCCTGAAGCACCTAAGGCGGAACCATTAGATGTTGAGGCTGACCCTGATGTAGAAAAAATTGATGATGAAGGGAAATCAGAGGAGAAGAAAGGTGATGAAACTGAAGAACTTGATGTGACAGAACTTGTAACCTCTCAAAAAAACGTCGAACAAAAACAAGAAGAGTATTTTGATACATTATTCAACCAGCTCGGTAACTTGGAAAAGAAACTCGGAGAAATGGACCAAATAATGAACAAACTCAATAGTTTGGAAAATAAGATTGAGAGATACAGAGAAAAAACTCCACAAGAAAAGTTGGAATTAAGAACATATGACTCATATCCTTATAACCAAAAACTATCAGATTTTTTTGACGACAAAAAAGATGAGATGGAAAAAACAGGAAAACATGATTATATTTTAACTTCGGACCAAGTGGTTGATATGAACGTGAATGACGTAAAAAACTCATTCCAACCAGGACAAAATCCGACAGATAATTTTGAATTTAAAAGATAATAAAAGGGACTGAAAAGTCCCTTTTCAATTTGACTAATAGGGTAAACCCAATTATATTTAATAAACAATCTAAATTTTAAACTATGAGTAATGTATTAGACGCCGTATTGGCACAGTATGAAAAATCACAACAAGGGGGCGGGGCTCAATCAAGAATGTCGCAAGACGAAAGAATGAAAAAGTATTTCGCTTTAATCCTTGGTGATAAAGAGAAATCAGGTCAAAGAAGAATAAGAATTCTTCCTACCGCAGATGGTTCCTCACCATTCAAAGAGGCTTGGTATCACGAAATCCAAGTAGGAGGTCAATGGCAAAAGTTCTACGACCCAGGAAAAAACGACAACGAACGTTCACCTTTAAATGAGGTTTACGAAGAGTTGATGTCAACAGGAAAAGAATCCGATAAAGAGTTGGCAAAACAATACAAGTCACGTAAGTTTTACATCGTGAAAGTTATCGATAGAGATAACGAAGCGGACGGACCAAAGTTTTGGAGATTCAAACACAACTACAAGAATGAGGGTATCCTTGACAAAATCATTCCAATTTGGAGAAATAAAGGGGACATTACAGACCCAGAAAAAGGACGTGATTTAGTAATTGAACTTGCTAAGTCCAAGACTCCAAAAGGGAAAGAGTACACAACTGTATCTGCAATTATGTATGATGACCCATCCCCAATCTCTCCAGATGCAGAACAAGGTAAGGCTTGGTTGTCTGATGAATTGAGTTGGACTGATGTTTACAGCAAAAAACCTGTTGAGTACTTAGAAGCAATTGCTGAAGGTAAAACACCAAAGTGGGACAATGAAAAGGGTGGATACGTTTATGGTGATGACGAAGTTTCTGAAACCTCTATGGGTGGAAGTAAACCTTCAAAAACCGTAGACCCACAAGCAGACGCAGCTGCTGATGAAGATTTACCATTCTAATTTATAACAAAGGGCGGTGATAAGCCGCCCTTAATTTTATTTCATGAGTTTCAAAATACAAGAACAACCCAAAAAAATTTACGAAGCTGTTACCTACGAATTCAAATTGGAAGATGAAGGTGGAAATGTTTATCATTTAAGAAAATGGGAAGATGGTAACGGTGGGGGATTTTATATTAACAAAGATGGAATGTGGGAAGATTTTTACCCAGAAGATGACTTACTAGATTTCATCGATTACGACTTAGACTTTTAATTATGGCTATTAAAAAAAACGACTTCAGTAATTTAAAGAAGAAGTTCTCTACTTCTGCAAAATACAAACCCCAAAGATTTTTGGACTTAGGTTCCGATTTCTTGGATGCTGTTGGACTTCCTGGTCCTGCAATTGGACACATAAATATGTTCCTCGGTCACTCTGATACGGGTAAGACAACTGCGGCAATTAAAGCGGCTGTGGATGCCCAAAAAAAAGAGATACTCCCTGTTTTTATTATTACAGAACAGAAATGGAGTTTTGACCACGCTAAACTTATGGGTTTCCAATGTGAAGAAGTTGTTGACAAAGAAACTGGTGAAATGGACTGGGATGGTTTCTTTTTATTCAATAATAATTTTAGTTACATTGAACAAATTACTGATTACATTAACGAACTTTTAGATGCTCAAGAGAAAGGGGAACTAAATTATAGTCTTTGTTTTATTTGGGATTCAGTTGGTTCTGTACCTTGTAAGATGACCTATGAAGGTAAAGGGGGAAAGCAACACAATGCTTCCGTATTATCCGACAAAATAGGAATGGGTATTAATCAAAGAATTTCAGGCTCAAGGAAGGCAGATACAGAATATGAAAACACACTCATAATTATTAACCAACCTTGGGTTGAACTTCCTGACAATCCTTTCGGACAACCAAAAATCAAAGCAAAAGGTGGAGAATCAGTTTGGTTGAACTCTTCTTTGGTTTTCTTATTTGGAAATCAGAAAGGGGCTGGTACTACCAAGATTACTGCAACTAAAGACAAAAGAAGTGTTAAGTTTGCTGTAAGAAGTAAAGTATCTGTGATGAAGAACCACATCAATGGTTTAGGTTATGATGATGGAAGAATTATTGTAACACCACACGGATTTTTGGCGGGAAAAGATTCTGCAGAGGAAAAAACTTCTATTGAGGCATATAAAAAAGAATATGCTGATTATTGGAAAGACATTATAGGTGCGGAAGGAGATTTTACATTGACAGAAGAAAAAGAAGATTGAGTAACCCTTAAAAGAGGTTTGTGACAAAAACACTACTTGTCGACGGAGACAATTTATTTAAAATAGGATTTCACGGGGTTAAGGACCTTTTTACGGACGGTTCTCACATAGGTGGAGTATATCACTTCATCAATACACTTAGACGATTCTTGGAGGAGCACAATCACGATAAAGTGGTTGTATTTTGGGACGGCGACTCAAACTCATCAATAAGAAAATCTT